GAAAAAGTTCCCTTCACCGGTTCCCAGACGATCAAAAAAATTTTTTTTCGATGGGGGGGATAATCGAAAAATTCAAAAAATCAAAAATTGAAAAAATTGAATTTCACAAAATTTCATTTTTTCGATTTTTGTAAAAATTCAAAAATTCCCTTTTTCGTTTCTTTTGCCAAAAAATTCCTTGACCAATAACTTTATCATTGGTTCTATCATGAAAAGTATTGTGTCGCTTATTAGTAAGTGGCAGACAATTCCATTCTTGGAATTCTAGTTCAGGATATTCCGACACTGGAAAAATATGATGAACCATTTCAGCAGGTTCTGATATTCCATATCTCAAACTCTCCTGACATAGATAATTATATTTTCTTAGAATCCTATCTCTGAACTTCTCCCACTTCTTTGTCTTCAAAGAAGGTCTGACAATTTTGTTATACATATAATCCTCCTCACACAAAAAGGACAGACCAAACTGATTGGCTGTCCCTCTCATACTTGAAAGCTATGCTATCATAATATTTTATTTTATGTGAGAAAACAAGAGCTTATTTTCTCATCTTTTATTTTTTTAATAGTTCAATTTTACGTTCAACTAGTTCTTTGCGTTTTTGTAATTCTTCTAGTTTTTGGACTTCTAATGCTTTCTTGATAATTTCAAGTTGCTCAATATCCATCCGGAACTTATCAAGCGAATCAACTTTTCTTGCGTACTCTCTGAAATTATTTGCCCAATTCCATTCTTCCCAACCAAAGCTATTATTTAGCTCTCGCACTAAATCGTTATACTTATTTCTCAAATCAATATTAACTCGACTCTGATAGAGCATTACAAATGTTGCCATTACTAGTACTGACACGCAAGCCAAGAACATTACCCAATACATCAACTCTCCCATTTATTCCACCTCCTCTACTTCAATTCCTTCACAATCAAAGACCCAACTGAATCCAGCTTGTTCCAGTTTCTTCTTTGTAAGTTTTGAATAAGCTTTACTGTTGTAAAAATAAATTGCATCTTCATCAGGATCTCTCATGATGTATTGACCGGATGCTTTTATTTTCACTTTGTAGCGTTTTTCTTTTTTTAACAATTCAGGGCTTTCCCAACGATTCCCAATTTTTGAGTAGTATTTAAGAACGTCTCTTGTTATGTCTATTCTGGTATTTATTGTAATACCTTCACCAAACCATCTGCAATTGTCATAATCATATCTTACAAGAAATATATATTCTTGCGCATTGTTTCTCAGAACATCTGCTTCAAATATCTCATTACCGTTTGCGTCTTCAAGTCCTGTTGATTGCATGAGGTTGACATCATCAAAGTTTATGAAATTTGTTTCACCAAATTCCCAATGCTCACCGACTAAAACATTTTTCTTAAAATCTATCAAAGAAACATCTAGCATTGTTTGTGTTTCTTTGTCCCATGCTTTGAATTTTGGAATCATTTTTGCCCTCACTTTCACATATCTTATATTTTGTTAAGCTCGCCTTATTTCTGAAATCCTTTTAGGATATGGGTTCCATTCGTTTCTCTTTTCTTAGCTTATGCCTAACTCATTATGTTAATGTCAAAAATATAAAAATTAAATAACAAAGTTTCTCAAGGCATCATCTAATTCAGCTTGTTCAATACCAATGTATCTCAGCGTTATGGCTGGAGACGAATGATTGAACATCTTCTGTAGTGTGCCTACATCCTTTGTTTTATTGTAATATTTGTATCCAAATGTTTTGCGCATTGTATGAGTCCCTACATTATCAATGCCCAATTCTTCAGCGGCCTCATGAATGATCTGGTAGGCTCGTTCACGAGTGATGGCCTTATTGCCTCCTTGCCTACTCTTGAATAAGAAATGATGGAATGGCTTTCCTTCAACATACTTCCTCATTTCTCGTTTCAGCTCTTTTGTCATTCTACGTGAAATCTGCTTGCCAGTTTTTCTTTCTCGTAGCTTGATGTGCCATCCCTGAACATCTTTGACTTTGAGTGTGAGGATGTCACCTACACGCAAGCCTGTGTTGAGACCAGTGATGAATAGCATGTAATACATTTCATTCCACTCTCTCAGGTAGTCCTTCATGGCTTGAATGTCATCCGTGTCTTTTATGGGTGAGACCTCTTCCATACGCTTCCCCCTCTCTATATTAAAATTGATTTCATAAGGAATTGGGAGTACAGGAATCGAACCTGTTTCTGCTGTTTTCCGCCAGCATGCTCTAACCGTTTGAGCTAACTCCCTAACCACTATTAGGAGACCCTATCGTCCATGATGTGATTATCATGAACAAGATTATAGTATTTTATTTTGTGTGAGAATACAATATCTTATATTCTCAATTTATAGTACACCTTTCATTCTTGCGTAGGTCTCCAAGATCCCAGCACGCTTCCTGTAAATCGTGGCATTGCTGACAAATTGCTTTTCTGCGATTTCTTCCCAATCAAGATTTGCTTGCCCCCATCTTAGATAGAAGATGTCAAGCTGTTCTCCTGTCAGTTGCTTCTTGAAAGATTCAACAGTCTCTTTGAACAGCTCAAGATTCTTCAGTGTCACATCAGTGGCAAATTTCATAACTGTGTTTTCTGTGGGCTTGCTGATGCCAGAATTACCACCCCCAACAAGGTCATCACCGTTCTTTGCCATCAATTCTGCTTTGCGTGTCCAGATTGCCCGGTCAATTCCACGAAAATTGAATAATTCTTGATCAAGGTTAAACAATTCTCTGTTGTTTAATTTTTTCATTCAGTAACCTCTCTTTGATAGATTTCTACTATCCCTTTGCCTTTTAACTTCTCACAGTGAGCAAGCGCTTCATGTCTTGTTTCAAATTCAGCTTCAGTATATTCAGCTAAATGCTTAGGATCAATCCAACTTGCATGACCGTGATACTTTCTTACAACATACATCCTCATTTCTTTCTCCTGTTTTTAAAAGCTATCACGCTAGACCAGATCAGACCAGAGAGCCAGACTGCTGCAAATAATAAATAGATAAAGTTTTGTAAGTCCATTTCACTACCACAATACACCTTTCAATTTATTAAATTCTTCCTTTGGAATATCTGATTTAAGAGTTATCTGAAAATTTCTAAAGCCAATTTCACTAGTTGACAATTTACTTGCATTAATACTTCCAGAGTTAATGTTTCTAGCATCTGGAATACATTCTTCAATAATGTTTCCCATTCCAATGAATGTCTTACCGCCATCTGTACTGAATTTCAGTCCTATCGGACGGCTGTTATACATTTTACGGTACTTTCTAATCAGTCGTTTTCTCGCTTTATTTAATGACATGTCTTGTCTCCTTTGTGATTCTATTTCTTTCTGCTCTTAATTTTAAACTAGTGTTAACTCCAAAATATACCAGTGTTATTTCTTTTTCCCATTGATTCTTTGTGTAAGGGTATAGGTTTGGTCGTGTCATTCTGTTACCTCCTAAACTTCTAAATATAGGATTTCCATGTTGAATCCACTATCAATAAACTTGTGTGTCAATTCTTTGTTAATCCCATTTCCTAGACAATGATAAACTACGTCTACATTGATGTCTGCACCTAAATATTTTTCCAAACGCATACGATTGTCTACATAAAAGGCAATATTCCTTTTTTGTTGCTGATATGGTCTGGCTTTAGCTATATCCCTAGTACACCATATCAACACCTTTGAGATGATATCTTTCTTGGTAAAACAGTCTTTTAAAGAAAAGTAGGTGTTAGTTTTTGGGATAAGAATTAGTTCCAATTGTCTATTTATAAATGAATCAGGAAAGAAGCTCATAAGTTTTTTCAGTTCTTCATATACCTCATTGTTCATTTTCCCACCTTCTCAACTTCCATACCTTCGCAATCGAAAACCCAACCTAAACCTAATTTTTCAAGATCAGATTTTGTAAAATTAGATCTAAAACTTGGATCAAAATGAAGCCCTATTTCATCATTACTTAAATACTGTTTAGTAGCTTTAAACTTAACTGTGTACTTTGGTTCTTTCTCGA